GACGAGAATGAGGGGTATCATTTACTATACTATTTGATTATTTTATACCAATCAGCGTACATACCAATTCCATGGATCACACCACCCGTGAGAAGTCCTCGGATGAAAGGATTCCTGAAATAAGCTAACGCGAGTAAACTTGTGAGCCAATGGTGTAAGTGTAAAGTTCTATTAAATATCTTGATTTGATTTAATTTTGATGGACAATGTGGTCTACATGTATTTTTATACAGTAAAAATGAAATGAATACTCCCAAAGCAAATATCATTTATATAAAGATAGCGAACATTTAATATACAGAAATGAACAAGAAGACTGTTGATGTGTCCACTCGTCTCTCTCCTGATGAGTTTGCTAAGCGTTCAATGGACGCTCGTGTAGAGGCGGCCAATAAGGCTATGCAGGGAGATAAAGTCTTTTACAAGTCTCCCGTTGACCCAGAGAGGTTCAAGGCGTTCCTTGAAGACCGCCTCGTTATTTGGGGAGGAGAGAAGGAGAATACTTTCTATGGAAAGAGAATGTATGAAAAGACAAACGAAATTATCAATTCACTTAATAATATCACAATAACGTAACGTATGTATAAAACTTCCTATGACAAATCTGAATGTCAAATTGGTGTAGTTCATATAGGTTATGGTGCCTTTCATAGAGCCCATCAGGCCGTGTATATTGATGATTATATGGAAAAGACGGGGGATCTCCGTTGGGGTATTGTAGCCGTCAATCTTAGGAATGAGGGATTTAGAGAGATTGGCGATTACATTATGAAGACACCCACCTCATACAGATTGGTACGTTCTCACCTTGACTACGTAGATTGGACAAAAAATCGAATAATCGCTAAGCACCTCCTAACCCTTCCAAGTGTTTACCTAGTGACTATAACTGTCACAGAGAGTGGGTATGCACCAGATTCACCTCTATTTGAATATCTCGCATGTGGTCTCAGAAACAGGAACACACCTATAACAATAATATGTTGTGATAACATTCGTCAAAATGGTATTGTGTTAGAGACACAATTCATGGCGTATCTTTATCATACGAATCAATATGAACTTGCAGATTGGGTAAAGGATAATGTAAAGTTCCCATCATGTATGGTTGATCGGATAACACCTAGGAGTACAATAAAATTGTTTGAGGAGGTGGAATCAAACTATAGAGGATATGGACATACTGCTATCCAAACTGAAGAATATACACAATGGGTCATCGAGGATACGTTTGCTTCTGAATTTCCAGATCTGACACAAGTTGGTGTAACTGTGACCCGAGATTTAGAACCTTACGAAGAGACAAAGATTCGTATTCTTAATGGAGGTCATACATCCATGGCGTACTTGGGTGTTCTCTCAGGTTATAAAACTTTTGATCAAGTCATGAATGATGAAAAACATCGTAAACATTTTAAACAACTTCAAAACGAAGAAATTGTTCCATCAATTGATATTGAACTTCCATTTGATATACATGAATACGTTGACAAAGTTGAAGAGAGATTTTCAAATTCTACAAATGTTGACGACCTAGAAAGAATATGTATGGATGGCTTCACGAAGTTCCACACATTCGTAGTTCCATCACTTCGTAAATGTTTAGAACAGGGGAAAGTACCTATTTATATATATAAGAGCATTGCAGCGTGGTACATATATGCAAAGAGATTTGCTAGGGGGTGTACGAAAATACGTTACAATGAACCAAACTGGGTTCTTCTAGAACCATTACTGGTAGAGGGGAAGATGGACGCTTTTGTTTCTAATGAGAGACTTTGGGGTGACATCCCTAAAACATATATTACATTCTCTAGAGATCTTAAAACTATACTCATGTCACAAACATATGAAGAAGAGATTGACTTACTCACAGACTATTAACAAAAATGTGCACGTAACTTGTCAACGCGTTGAACCTCTTCTTCATCCTCGTCCTCATCATCTTCACATGCTTGGCAAGGTGCGTCAAACATGTGACAGGTGTGTTCACCATTTTCAACCATCTCGCGGATATCGGGGTCGTGTATGATATCGTCGTCATCTTCATCAGTCTCTTTACGCGTGACCTTTTTGGCTTCGAGTTCTTTCACACGTTTTTTAAGTCTTCTGATTTCATCGTCAAAATCCTTATCAGTCCAGCCATCAAATTCGTCCGAGAGAGGAGGCATTTCAACGAAAATTCCGGGAGGGAGTGGGTGACTTCGGGTAGATCCCATATTTTAGATGAAAAATACAAATATTCTTACAAACTTAGGTATAAAGTTTACACACAAAAGTATGCAGGGATAATGTTTGTCGTAAAACCATTATCCGTTATAAAACCCCATATATCCCGTAATACAAAACTTAACAAACGATTCAAGATTTATTCCACCGCGTACAAAAATGTTGACCCCTACCGCGAAACTTCACTGCGTTATATGGGCTATGCAAATGAACTCGGAGAAGCATTTACAGTATATCTTCCTGAATGGGGATTACCCGCATCATATTGTGTCGCTGCATCTTATGTGATGTTTGACACAATTGATAAGGGGCAAAAGGCTTATGAGGCTGCCGATGAAGGTGAAAAGTTTCAAGATACACTCCGTATTTCAACTGAAACATTGACATGGCAGATGCTCGCCTCGGTTTTCTGGCCAGGTTCAATCATTCGGGTTATTGTAAGCATGGCTGCTAACATTGTATCAAATAAACATTTAGATGATAGTCAGTTCTTTCATTTTTTACCAACCCTCGTTGGACTTGCAGCTATTCCTCTAATCGTGAAACCTATTGATACGACGGTTGATACAATTATGGAAACATCCATATCTAAAATCATTAATGGAGAGGTCAAAACACCTGATGATGCGAGTGCAGCATTCATGACCACTATGGGGTCTCTGTCTGTACCACCAATTATGTATTCTCTCGCATCTATTATTAAGAAACTAGAAGTCTAATTTATTCCGTCACTACTGCAACTGAGATAGTTTCATCTTCATCCGAATCTACAGGGTCACCAGTCCACGCCTGGTGTAATTCATCTAGAAACGCATTTAGACCTGGATACATAACTTCTTCGTCAATTTCTCTCCATTGTTGATGAAGAAGTTCTCGGTCTCTCTGGGCAGCGGTATCGGGGTCAGATGGTAACTGCCCGTCGGCGATCCAAAGTGGGTCATTTTGATTAAGTAGAAATGAAGGTGGTTTCACCCTCTCACGTAGATCCTTAATGGTATTGCAAATTTCCACATAGTCACCCTCTGGAATGCACTCAGCATTCTTGTCAACTAAATCAATCAACTTGTGAAAGAGATCCATTTGAGTTAAATTTTTACATAAACATAAACAACTTAGGTTACATATCATTGAAATTGCGTCCAATCATATGTAATTTTAAAATTACTGAGTCTGTATAAAATTAGTTACCGAAAGCAACACCAGCCATACCATTCTTAATACGAAGAATGTTATAGTTGACTGCGTAAATACGGTGAAGAGTGTTACCACCAGAAACATCATTGATCATAAGCTTCGCATTATCGATGCGGGAGAAGTTTAAGGTACCGGATGGTTGGGACTTGCTCATGGTGAGGCAGAAAGGCCACGAATAAGTTGGGAGATCATCAAGGACATCATCGGGGAGATCGGTACAGTGCATTTGTGGTACAACATTGTGATGGTAGACATTGGAAGTGTTCTCATAGAGAGCAGTACCATTAATGTACAGAGACGAAGTGCTGAAAGTAAATTCGTCATTCCAGTTCTGACCAGTGGCAGAACCGGAAACCAAGTGGAGAGACTTCACTGGGTGGTTGAAATAGCTTAGATCTAGTTCAGTATCAGTGTTGGTGGCAGGCTGGTATTGGGTCTGTGTGAAGAGAATCTCATGTTCAGTTTCGGTAAAGTATGCACGCTCATCGGTGTCTAGGTAAATGTAGTTAGCCCACACCTTAGGGGTACCATTGGGGGTATATCCATCTCGGCACTTGATACGAATCTCAACTTCGTGATATTGGAGGGCAACGAGGGGTAGGACCTTGGTCCAATCTTCACCGAAAAAGAAAGGAATCATAAAGTGATTCTGACCATGGTTTTCCTTGGCAACATTGGTAGTCACAGTGCAAGAGGCCTTAGCGGAATTATCCCGTAAGAGGGGATTGTAAACACCCTGGATGAAAAGTGAATCAAGCTCAGAAACCTTCTGTCCACCAATCCACAATTCAAAGGTGGTTGGGTTAGAAGCACCCGCAGAAAAGAGACCATCCGTGTTAGTGGCAACATTGGAAATGAGGGTATCTTCAATCCACAGGTAGCTGAGGAGATCACCCTTGGAACGGATAGGGATAGCAACCTCATTGGAGGCCGCGAAAGTACCGATGTAATCCATTCGCTCGGGCTTCATAGAAAAGTTGGTATGGCGCTTGTAATTTTGACGGAAGAAACTGACCTGAGGTTGACCA